ATCAGGTACACAGGGAACACAGGGTGTAAATGGAAGTCAAGGAATTCAGGGCCTGCAGGGAATATTAGGTGTCCAGGGTACAACAGGTGTCCAAGGGTCATTGGGTTTACAAGGATATGACGGTGTTGATTCAGCAACAACTTTGAGATATACACTCCAAGACACTGCTAACGCAAATCCTTCAGGTGCAGGAAATTTCAGTTCCTGTTGTAATGTTGGCTTAGCACTAACAAATTCATTTAAATTTGCTTATGGTACATTGGCAGGTCAACCTGCAGAAGGTTTTTTTGACACAATCAATGCTGCTTTGTCTGGCGGGATAAGTGCTTACATACAAGTATCACAAGCAAATAATCCTGGTATATCAGCATTATATAAAGTATCAAGTATTTCATACAGTGATCCAGGTAACGGTGGACAATATAATGTTGCAATAGACGGTGGAGCAGCAATATATGGTTACGGTAATTGGACTGTTGGTTTAGAATATGGTATTTCAATGGTGCTAAATGGTGCACAAGGTATTCAAGGAACTGTTGGTATACAGGGTATTCAAGGAATACAAGGTGCTCAAGGAACTAATGGTATACAAGGTGTCCAGGGATTTGGTTATAATCAACTGCAGGGGTTGCAGGGGTTGCAGGGAACATCATTTTCAACTACTTTAAGCGCAAATCTTAACGCAAATAATTATAATATATCAAACATAGGTAATTTGTCAGCAAGTTCATCAAATTTTACTGGAAATTTATATTTTAGTAATAACTCATCCATACAAGAAAATTCAGGATTTATGGTAATAAAGGGTCAGAATGGTGGTGAAATCCAATATGAAGATGGCGTTGTGTCTTCATACTCAACTGGTGCAAACAGTTCATATGCGTACATGTTTGCTACTAATGGAACAACTGATAGCATATTATCATTGGCACCCTTAAATGCAAATATTTCAAATGCAAATTTAACTGTATCAGGTAATGTTTATGTAACATCAAATATTGATTTAACTGGAAACTTGATTTTTAACAACAATACCGAACAAAATACAGCATGGACTGGTTCTGTATCAGAAATTAAAAATGGTGGAAGTAATATTACAATACCACAAAGCAGTGGAAATATTGACTTTCATATTAGCACATTGATGTATGGTAGAATAGGAAGTGCAATACAATTCGGCTATCAAGCAGGTGACAGCAATATACTTGCAAATGGTATTGCTATTGGTACTAGAGCCAGCCAACACGATCAAGGTAACTTAGCAATAAGTTTAGGTACATATGCAGGCCATCAGACACAAGGTAATTTTGCGGTATCTATTGGATCAAATGCAGGTTATGTATATCAAAGTAATAATGCAATTGCTATAGGAAAAAATGCAGGTTATACAAATCAAGGAGCAAATAGTATTGCTATAGGTGCTCTTGCAGGTAATACTGACCAATCAGCAAACAGTATTGTTCTTAATGCTACTGGTGCTGCGTTAGATGCTGCCAATCAAGGTTTGTACATTGCTCCTGTCAGAAATGATACTGGTAATACTACTAACACACTATTTTTTAATTCAAGCACAAAAGAATTTACATATTCATCATCGTATAACACTATTAAAACATCGGGGGATACTTATGCTAATCTTCCTTTGGCAGGAACTGCAGGCGCAGGAACAAGAGCGTTTGTTACCGATAGTAATTTAGTGATGGCGGGTAATTTTGGTGCCACACTAACAGGTGGAGGAAGCAATGGAGTTCCTGTAGTTTCTGATGGAACTAATTGGCGAATTGGATAATTTTGGGATTACAAATTAAAAACAAAAAAAATACAATAATTAATATAGATGCAGATCCTGCCTTAAATCGCAGACCTATTGTTTTTACTCCCAAAAAACCTATTATTAATATTCCTACATATCATCTTAAGGCTGATAAGTTAGATAACAGAGATTACCTCTATCAACCATTAGGAGTAGACATTGCTTCAAGTATTGATTTAAGACCATTTTGTAGCCCTATTGAAAATCAAGGTGCTTTGGGTAGTTGCACAGGACAGGCTGTTGCAGGAGCAATTGAACTAATTAATAAAAGAAATCGTAAACCAAATGATGTGAGTAGACTATACATTTACTATTATGAAAGATTATTGCTTGGAACTGTAAATTATGATAGTGGTGCCTATATAAGAGATGGAATCAAAGCTACAAATAAATGGGGAGCACCCGTTGAACATTTATGGCCTTATATTATAAACAGATTTAGGTCAAGTCCAACTGCAAGGGCAATAAAAGATGGTTCTTTAAGAAAAGTTACAAGGTATGAAAGAATTTTAGATTTTGATGGCTGTATAAATGCATTAGCTAATGGATTCCCTGTAATAATTGGTTTTATGGTTTATTCTAGCTTTAATTTGCCTATAGTTTATAGAACAGGTATTATGCCATATCCAAACATTTACAGAGAAAGATTTTTAGGTGGACACGCAGTATTATTAGTAGGCTATGACATGAACTCCCAACGATTTATTGCTAGAAACAGTTGGGGTGTAAATTGGGGACATAGAGGATATTTTTATATGCCTTTTGATGTTATAAAAGATAGAAACATGAGCATGGACTTTTGGATTATAATAGGCGTAAATAATCCTTAAATCTTTTCTACAATGTATCCTTCCATAGCCATTACCTCTAAATTACTATTCAAAAAACTAAAAATTGCACTGCTAGGAATTTCAACGATCGGTTCACCTTTTTGTGTATTATAACTTGTATTAAGTAGTACTGGCAATCCTAGTTGTTTTTCAACTTCAAGCAATAATTCATAAACCATTTGGTTAGTTTCTTTTGTTACCGTTTGAATTCTACAAGTATAATCTTTGTGAGTAATACCTTGTAATCTATCTCTATACTCGGGTTTTACTACACTACTAAACATCATATATGGGCTAGACTTCACAGGTATGTCAAAGTATTCTTGTAATTTTTCTTCAATTACCAAACCAGCATATGGTCTCCAATATTCTCTATATTTGATTTTTTCATTTAAATAATCTTTAATATTTTCTGTAGGGTTAACTAAGATTGATCTATTTCCTAAAGCTCTTGGACCAAACTCACCTTTACCATGGAACCAGGACACACAATTTTTTTCTAATATTAATCTTACAACATTTTTTATATACTCTGTTACATCTTCATAATATGTAATTTTTAAGTTGTTATGATTTTTTGCCATATGTTGTATAGCTACATCAACTTCTGCTTTAGTATAATCAACACCTAAACTTCCTGTATTTGCTGGCAGAATAATTTCTTGGTTGTTCTGCCATGCAACATGATATGCTGCTCCCATTGACAACCCTTCATCACTAGGAGCAGAACAAACAAACCCATCTTTGTATAAACCTCTTTCAATTAATAAAGAGTTAGCCAGAACATTTAAAGCGCATCCGCCTCCTAAACAAATATAATCTTCTTTTATTGCTTTAGGTAACAATCTTACAAAATTGCACAAAGTGCCCTCAAAAATCTTTTGACCCCATGCGGCAAAATCTTCGGGGCGTGTACTATCTGTAATGTCAAATACTTGGTTTGATTGAAAAATTATTGGAAAATCAAATTCTGATTTTTTAATTATACGAAAAGGGTTAGGCAGCTTAATTTTTGATGCATCACCATAACCTGCCAAACCCATAATTTTACCCTCAAGCCCATGAGTATGCTTATTGGATTGTGGATAATCAGGATACAAAAGACAAAATGTTGTGTAACAAATATCAGAATAAAATGAACCTAAAGTAAAAATTCTTTTGCCTAATCCTAAACTGTTATAATGCTTATGGAATAACTTGGTACTTCTATCCATTGTACTAAAACTGAAATTATTAAATATTCCATTTAAATTTTTTTCAGTCAAAGAATTAGCATAATACATATCTCCGTTATTGTCAAATGTAAGTACATTTGCTCTTTCAAATGGACTATTGATAAAGGCAGCAAAAGCATGAGATTCATGGTGATCAGGGATCTCAATGTGTGACTTGGGGAAGTGTTTATTTAATAGATGCTTTATAAATTCATATCTGTCACTTGGTTCAAAGTTAGAAATTAATGCCATATTATCTGTGTATGCAACAATATCAATATCATCTTTTGATAATTGGTTATACTCAAGTGCCCTATTTATTGCATTTATGGGAAAGCTTCCATCGTGTTTTACTCTGGTAAATCTTTCCTCTAATAGGCAAGTTTTTAACTCCCCATTCTTTAACAAAGTAACACCAGAATCGTGTACGAAAGTCTCGGTGCCATAACTGGCATCACGCCCAAATAATAATCCGTTTATACCTAAAATATTCATTACGATATTTATAGGATATAAGGTTACAAATAAAAAAAGCCCCTTGCGGGGCTGTAAAATTTTATTGTTATTATTCTGCTGAAGTCACTTCAGTAGGTTCTGCTTGTTCAACCTTAACCTTTGCACGAGCTTTAATTGCATCAATGCTAGGCTTTTCTACTTTTACTTTTACTGCTTTAGGAGCCTTACTACGATCTTCCAAAGTATCCTGAATAGTAGCCTTGTCGCTAGGACTAGCAAACTCAGGTAGTGTGAGCATATGATTGAGTGCCTCAATCTTAGTCATTTCACGGGGCAGTTCAACGAACTCACAACGAGTAGCACCACCTTTAGTAAACTGCTTGACACGCCTTACCAAATCATCAGTGAAACGCACTTTAGCATTGCCATTGTGAACAGTGATGCCAACAACCTTAAAAGTTTTATCAGACATAATAGACCTCAAAATGATATTAAGTTAAAAAGTTTACTGCAATATAAGTATAACACCAAACAGAAATATTGTCAACAGATTGGACACCCGATTACTGCGGGGGATTCCAAGTATTGACGGGGATAGCTGATTCACTAAGAAGCAACCTACCATACAACGCCTTAGCCTGCTGAATAGCATTGTAGGAGTTATCGGAATTAATGTTAGCTTGATAGACACCAGCACCTGCCTCATCTTTAGTACGAACCAAAACATAGAATTGTTGCATAATTACTCTCCGAACAGATTAATTAAAGTTAAGAAAAACAAACTAAGAACACAATACTCAATTAACAAGACATTATTATATACCCAAACTTTAATATTGTCAAGCATTAATTATAGTCCAGTGATGTCCACGGACACTTCTTTGTGCCCAGTTTTACTTTGTACAAATTTCATTCCTGCTTTACCCATGATAGCGTCTTTTATAATAGCAGTCATGTCATGACCAACACCATTACGCTCACTAAACGGTTCCAAAAAGGTTCCTAATTCAGGACGGGTTACAGTGACCGTTTCTCCAGATGGAGTACGCAACTGTTTAAGCAGTAGTGCGTTTTCCAAAATCGCAGTTTCAAATTTACGTTGTAATTTAGACTTAGACATAATTTACTTCCTTAAAATTAATGAAAAATTAAACAGTAACTACATAGGGCTTGTTCCACTTACCAATGTTAATATCAAAGTAATAAGCGGTATCAAAGTAATCGGTCTGTGCATCGCTACGGTCGTAGTAATCAGCCGACTTAAGTGCGTCGATAGCCTCAGCCAAAAAAGCCTTAGCATCACCATCATAGTGATCCTGAAACCAGTAAGGGTTTACGTCACAATAACCTGAAGTATTGGGGCGAAAACCACGTGACACTTGATAGTGACTATTGCCACAAACACGATTGCTGTTAGCAATAAAATCAATTGGACCTGATTTTAGGGTTAAGCAAATTGCAAGATGATTACGGACACTTAGCGAACCTTTTACACCGTATTTTTTGAGTACTGGAGCAAGTGCTTTAGCGATTTTTGCTTTGCGTTCTTGATTCATATATGCCATTTGTTTCTCCGTTTGATCAGTTTCAATACTATGTATTATACACCCAACCTAATTTATTGTCAACCTTTTAATCGCAACTTAATTGGCGATGAAATTCAGCGTGATACAACAATCCAGTTGGATCTTGTCTAACATTATACATACTTGTACCGTATCCAAGTTTAGGATAACCTGCAAGTTCCTTATTAAATTCAGCCTCAAGCAATTCCTTGCTTACCGCAGTCCAGTGCTCATTCACAGCGAAATCTGTCTTGCTTTTAACGATTCTAACGACAGTCATATTAATTCCTTAAACAAATAATTCGGAATTCCAAGATTGGATGAACTTTGGACCAGCATCTAGGCTAACATAATCGTCACCTTGCATACCTTGCTCACTATAACCTACATCAGTACCTGCAAGTTTCATGCGGACTAGCAGGACACGGAGATCATGTATAAACATATTATCAGAGTAGATAAGTCCATCATTGTCAACATCCCAAGTGTTGGTATCAAAATAAACACGCAACTCACCAAATTCCAAATCGGAATCAGTAATAAGTTCCAGTTTAGTGATACGAACTGCTTTACTTACATCAGACCAGTAACCAGATCCGTCTGTAACTAGGATATTGTCTACGTTAGTTGAAAAATTGTTAAGTACTGTATTCATTTGCTACTCCTTTGTTTAACTGTCAATAATGCTATTATATATCCAAACCCATTTATTGTCAAGCTACAAAACGCTCATAATTGCGAATTGGGCTATATTTGTGGGGACTATTTTTCTCAGTATAGGACACTACAATACCCTTTTGAGCGAGGGCCGTTGTAAGTGTTGCTAAGTCAAGGTCTTCCTCAAGATATACAGTCTGCCCTTTTTGGTAGCTAAACGCAGTAATTTTGTCTAAAATTCCTAGTTCAATCAATACTTTACGCTTGACTGCGCCCCAACCGTGTCTTGGATCCGAATAAAATTTAATCTTCATAGTCATTCCTTAGATAAACTTAACAAACATGTTTTCACGGGCTATTTTGCTGTTAATCCGTTGTATTTTAACAACAAGTTTTTTTAAAGCAGGGAGTACTTCAGGAGAAGTTTCTAACATTCTGTTTAACAGGCTTGCTTCTGCAACCAATTTTTCCTTGTTTAGAAAAGTTTTGGCATGCTCTTTAAAGACTAAAGCTTTACGGCCTGCGATAATGATTTCTGTATCTCTAATCATTTGTAACTCCTTGTTATTCACTATACCCATAGTATACTACCAAACCCATTTATTGTCAAGCCTGCTTATCTGTTAAATCTGTTAGAGGTTAGTCTAAATAGATTTCGGGTAGCAGGTCCTACGTAAATTCTAGGTTGAAAATAGTATCTATTGCACCTAGCACTATAGCCGTTGTAGGTAATCAATTCAGCATCAAATCCAGCATCTTTTAATGCTAAAACGGCATGCTCATAATCACTTTCGCCCCAACCCCAAACCTTATAACTGCGAGTACCATCTATCAATCTATCATTAAAAATGACCAAATTAGGTCCTGCTAAATTACGAATAAGTTTAGTAGATTCTAGTACCATGATAGACTCCTAAAGCTTAGAAATAAGTTGATTGTGGATCATGTCCATTTCAGACTGTTCCACATAAAAATCAGTTTTGGGATCGTAGTACAGCCCTTCTTTGTTGTCATAATACAACACTCTACCTGAGAAATTGAAAGGACCTTCTAGACCTTTTCTTGGGCCGTACTTAGTACGCATTTCATCCATTTGAAACTTATCTGTGACAACTTTGTGGCCCATTTACTGCTCCTGAAAATTTACGATAGAAGCATTGTAAGTTAAATTGGAATTATTGTCAAGCCATAAAAAAGCCCCTTTCGGGGCTAATCATATATTATTTTTTGTGAGATTGGTTAACAAAGTCATACATTTTTTGGGCAGTCTCTAGGACTGTATCTAGCCCAGGTACTTGCGGCATGCCTACTGTAGTAACGAATTGACCAGTTTTTTCATCACGTTGGGCGCTCATTTCCCATCCATGAAATTTAGCACTGTATTCAAATTCAGCCATTTGCTTAGCCATACCTAAAATTTCTGTGCGAATTTCATAACCATTCTTGTTAAATTTTACTTCAGGTAATTTAACATCGGGTATAAATTTTTCTCCATAATTGGTTGACATTTTTTTCTCCTTGTGTGTGTATGTCGGTGCTACGATTGTAGCATAGTTATTTATGTCAAACTATGATTTTGGATTGAAAGTTATTTTTGTAAAGTCCCACTCTTCACCTAGCTCACTATTAATAGTAAACAAGTTTGCAAATAAAAAAGTTAGTAACATATCATTCTCCATTAACTTTACAGCACTGCGCCAACGACCTCTACGTGTTAAATGACTGGCTAGTAATCCTGTACACCAAACTTCATACATTGATTTAAGAAAATTCATTGCCATCCTCCCATACCTTGACGATGTAAAATTAAGTAACGTCGGGCTCTGGCTTTTCCACTTGCTTCAAGTGCTAAAAAAATACTACGTGCTAAACTTGCTAAAAATGTAATCATTTGAAATTTTCCTTATGAGAATTATATGTAAACTCTTTGATATGATTTTCAAGAGTTGCAGCATCGGTAATGCTTTTAGTGTTCAGATAGTTCTCCAAACGATTCTGGTAAGAATCTTGAGGGAACATTTCTGCTAGTCGCTCAAGGATATTGAGCATAAATTGTGACAAAATCATTTTACTTTCCTTTACTCCCAAATGGTGTCATGCATGACTTCATTGTATTATTGAAATATTCTTTGTTTGTCATTACACTGTAAATTGCTACATTAATATCCATAAAACTACTAACGGCTTTTTTGGTGTAATCAGTCTGCGTGTCAACATATTCATTGAGCAATTTTTTGATATCCTGATTAGGGACAAGACTATCAACTAAACTTTTTTTGGTACTTTGTACCATATCAATCATAAAAAATGTCATCATATTAATCATTTGTGTATCTCCATGTGTGTATGTATTTATTATGTTGCACCGCGCAAAAAACATAGATAAAAAAGCCCAGCTTACGCATGGGCTTTTTCGTACTTCAATAATGCTAGCTGTCTAGCCAAAAATAAACGCATTTTAATATATTCGCTTAATTCTTCATGAACCCTTGTATTTGCAATAATTCTTATACGATTATGATTCGTATAAAGAAAATCATCTAAAAATACTATGTCACAGTCATTAAGATCCTCTTTAAGAGTATAAAATGGTAATTGGCTTTTTCGAGCCAATATTATTTTTTTGTTGGTTCGGCTTTCTTTTCTTCTTTCTTTGCTTCTGCTTTAGGTGCATCTTTCTTTTCTTCTTTTTTTGCATCAGCAGCAAAAGCGGTTACAGCGAACAAACTAGCGAAAATTGCAGCGAATAGTTTCATTTTTATTTTCCTTTTAAGTTAAAATGAATAGATACTTTTTACTGTATCTATAGTATATAACGCTTGAGGCGTTAATTCAGTTGACAAAAACTTTAGCCACCTCGCCCACTTCTGCGTACAGTAGTTGGTCCCTTAAACCCTTTAGTAGGCTTAGGAACATTATGGTGTTTTCCATTTAATGTCTGTTTTTTGGTTTTAGCAGCATTTAACATTGCAACTAAAGGATTTGGTTTTTTATTTTCTTCATTCATAATATACCTCACTGTAAAGAATCTAAATAGTTTTGGATTTCTCCGTATAATGTAATTAGCATAGCGACCTTATTATCATAAACTCTAATATAGGGATATTTTTTATTATTTTTAATATCCAAGCCTATATAATAAGGACATGTCATTTTATTATTTAACGACATTATAAAAGTGGTTGGTTTTTTAATATTTTCAAATGTAAAGTCATAGTGTTGTATTGCTGCTTTTTCAAAGACACTTTTACCTTCATCTGTTAGTCGTAAGCCTTTACTTGATCTACCTGTCATCCACCATTTTAAGAAAACCTGTTCTGAGTTTAAAGTGGAATATGAAGAATCATGCTTTAAATTATTTAAAATAATGTTTGTAATAACTTCTTTATTCTTAGACATTATCTGAATAAGGATATACCACTGTGCCTTTATTTAGAAATACAACTGTAAATTTATCAGTCTTAAATTGTAGATTTAATTTTCTACAAAGATTCCTAGCATGACCTGGATTACTGAAACTTGTTTTTTTGTATTTTGGAGGCGATTGGTTATCAAGATAATGCTGTGATTTTAAGTTGATTGGTTGGTTATCGTAAAATACAGCCCAAATTCCAGCAGCTTCTACAATCTGATCTGTCTTATATGTCTTTTTATCAACATGTTCTAAAATAATTTTGGGTTGTGTCCTACTCATTTAAAACTTCCACCGTTTATGTTAATTTTTATTACTTCATCTTTTTGTTCAGTCTTTTGTGCATTACTATAATCCAAAAGTAATTTTGCTATATCGTCACGGAGACCACGGGCATCATTTAATGGTAATATAACATCTTTAGAGTTTTTTCCATCATAAGTTGAAATTTTGTCTAAAAATCGTTTTATGAAAATCATAAAATATTTATCGCTTCGTTAGCTTCGGTTTCTGTTTTATAGGGTCCTGAATATTTATATCTTTGAATAAAGATGTATTTGGGACAAAAAATAACCTGATTTTGTCCATTTGTGTTCATAGCATACCAACCAGCAGCATGATAACACTTACTTTTCTTATTTTTTGTGTATAAATGAATTTTTCGTTTTAAATCAAAAATTGAATTATACACCTTTGCAGTAGTGGGATATTCTGGGTAAGGTGATTTTACTTCTTTTGCGCCATTTCTGATTGTTTCAAACTTAATTTTTGTAAATTTAACCACTTCGTCAGTAGTATCAAAATGAGTTTGATCACCATTTAATTTTACTTCATATCCACTACCATCTGCTAAAACATTTCCTACTTTTTTAGTTCCATCGGTTACTACCCAATATTGATCATCAATGATAGGTTTGGCAATTAAATTAGTCATTTATTCCTCTTTAGTTAACTTGCTTACTAATAAAAACTTTTCATACGCATCTTTTACTGATGGATGATTTAGCATTTTATTAGCTTCTTCCATTAATACCTGTAGACCTGCTTCTACAATATTACTTGCACTATCTGTATATAAACTATGAAATTCATCTCCCATAGTCTTTGCAAATGCAAGGTATGCTTTATGTTGTTCTGGTGTTAATTCTTTTTTAACTGGTTTTAGTTTGCTTGCTTCTACTAAGGTACTAACCATTTTATCTTTTACCTTGTTGCTAGCAGCCATTAGTGCAGCGTAGTTGGGGTCAATATTATATTTTGTACTAGAGTGACCTGGTTCTACAATAACTAAGTGTGCCCCTTTATGAAAACTATCACGTAGGTCTTGGTTATATTCGCTAACTGGAACATACTTACGACCAACTTTTTCGTAATATACTTTTGTTTTACTCATTTAGTGTCTTTTATAATCGCAATTTGATTTTCAATAGTCATGTAACCATCACAGGCTACATTCCATTTTTGAATTCCATTTTCCATTGTATATTCGCCGTACATTGGAGTTTCAATTCTAAAGTTTTTTACTAAGTTTTCTACACCATTTTCAAATACACGCCAAACCAAATTTGATTCCCCGTGCTGTGTATTATATCTAATATGATATTTGTTCATTTTTTAAATTCATCCCAAAATAATTCACTATTTCTTACATAAGCAACGGGCTTAATCCAACCGTGTCTAACACATTCTTCTATAAGACTCCGATAATTGTCGGGACAACGATTACTTATTTCTAAACTCGCTCTAGGATAAAGTAAGTGATTTTCTTCCATTGTGAAATTAGGATCACCTTTCCTTATCATTCTTATACTTGTATGTGTTGTTTTATACTTCATTTTTCTAGTTCATCAATCACTAACTTCTTTGCCCGTTCATTTATTTCTAAATCTTGCTGTTTAAGCATTAATGAGGCAAAATTGTCAATATAATTAAACAATGCTTCTTTGCCTTGTTCAGTAAAATAATTATACTCACCTTTCTTACCGACTATGGATTTGTAATAAGAATTTTTATCGTTTAATACTGCTAGTATGCTGGCATATAATTGCTTTTCTAAAATGTTACTCATGAACCTTGCCTTTATACGGGCTATTAAGCCACTTAGCGTAAGCTTCTGCACTCTCACTAATTTTTTGAAGTTCATATTTTCCGCAGAATTTCATAAAATGTACACCAACCTGAGGAGTAGTTTGCACTCTTACCCCAGTGCGAATAGTTTCATCAACCTTATCCTTAATGTCTTGAGGCTGTGCTGTTAAATCAATCAATACACGATTACGCTCATAGCAATCACGTACACGCTGTTCAACACCATCATGATCTACCCAGCGTTGTAACATCATATTGTTCCAATTAAATCCTTGGCGTGTACGATCCTCATAAGCTTCAATTAGACCAACTTTATTTTTGCTACCCTTTGTACGCACATTTGGATATGCGCTAAAGACATTATCAGTGCTGTCTCCACGCATACATTTTTCAAATAGTAAAAACTGCGGATCACCTAATGTTTTGGCCTCTTTAGTTTTTTTATCAATAATCAGTCTATCTTTCTCATCATAGTATCCTGATAGCTTGATAAGTTGGTTGCTAACACCGTTGTATTGGTGCACGTTTTCAGTAATAAGTTGAACGTAATCAGTATCAGAACTAATAATATAGTGCGTGTCATTTGGATGTAAGTATATGAAGCGAGCAATAATATCATCAGCCTCAGCGTTGGGATGACGTAAAATACTTGCGTTGGTTTTTTCACGGATAAACGTAGTAAGTGCTTCGTATGTCTCCCAAAACATTTTGTTTTCTTCAACTTCTTCCTCAGTCATTGCTGATTCATCAAGTTTACGATTTGCTTTATATGGCTTATAAAAGTCTTTACGCCAAGACCTTCCCTCAGTTGCAAACACTACATGATCTATACCAAATCTGCGTACAGCTTGATTTACACTTGCTAACGTCAAATGTAATGCCATTCCAATTTTTTCCCATGTCGTACTATTGCGGCTAGCAATGTGACGGGCACGGAAAAAAGTGTTTGCTGTATCAATGAGTGCGTATGTGTGATTCATGTTTAGGATAGTATGTATTGTTATTAATTGAGATAAGAATACTACTATTTTGACTTCTTGTCAAGTAGCACTTGTTCCAAAAACTTTTCAGGTTGCAAATTGATTGTTTCAAAAATGCCCTGATTATCTACAGAAAAGGGCAAAAATTTAATTTTTACCTTTTGTATTGTATCATATGGGTAATTTATTATTCTATCTGCAACTAGATTTTCCAAATCCTTTAATTCAATTTTATGTTTTGGATCTAACCATTCAAGTTTTTCGTCGCTAAAATCGTCCAATCTGTACTTGTACCATTGGCGTTTCACATACCTTTCCAAGTCTCTGATTTGTCCAATTTCGCCATAGTATAAATTACAAAATTGTTGAGGGCTAGCAACTGCTCTGCTATATTCCATCAGTCTTTCCCATGGATCAACTCTTGTCGTTATTCCATATCCAAGCACAAGTGTTTGTGCTTGAAGTATGTTGTAAAACCATGCATTACCAGAGGCTTGAGTTATTGACATTTTGGCGAATGCTTAGTGGTAGTGAATCATAAATGTCAATTTTAACATTACTTGATGGAGAGTAAATAAATTCGTTAACATCGCTTAAAACTTTATATTGACCCCCCAATCTAACATACATTTTTAACACCAAGGCTAGGGCACAATTATCTTTAGGATTGCCTCCATTTTTATTTTGTTTTTTCATCCAATCCTTATATGCTTCAATTGTGCGGAGCTTTAATTCAGGCATACTAACAAAAAAATGTTTTATGATAGCGTGTATTTCATCTAAAAAATCATTAAAGTATTTGCCTGACGTTGGTAGTCCTAATGATGTGTACCCAGTGTATAAGTTACCATAAAAACCAAACATGCTTGAATCATTTGTGCCATTCCAATATTTGTTATTGGTTTCAAAAATAAAGGTAAATTTACCCATATCATTATGTTTATATTTTGCTACATCCATTACATGGCTTAATGTACCTAACATACCAAGATCATTATGACCTTCGGGTAAAGGGACAGCATTTGACTTTACCATAATTTTTTGCTTTTGTGAAGCAAGTTTGTAAAGATCATTTGGACCTGGATTGTTATAGAACTCAAAACTACGAACATGTATTCTATGATAGTCATATGGGCCCCATGGCTTACTGCCTTCGCCATTACGATATAATGCGGCAACACTGGGAAATGACTCGTCAGTAGTATCAATTACCCAACATGGATACTCAAAATCCAAACCCTCATTGACGATTTCTTTTTTACCAGTTACTGGATTTTTGCGAGATAATAAACCTTGATGCACCAGTACAGCTATAGTTGTAAGTGTATGCATACTATCAAACACAAAAAGTTCAGGTTTGCCATTTAATCTTACAACATAAATTGGGCTTAATAAATGTGGGTTAAACTTTTTAAGAATATTAGTCATGTGAACATGATCTAATAATCTTTGAACTTCTTCAGGTGTGAACAGATTTTTTAACTTATGACTTTCAAATTTAGGAAAACTGTCAACATCAAATGTAACATTATTTGTTTGAAAAAAGTTTACCTGTTTTTTATATTTTGAATCTTGCAAAATTTCTGTTGTAAGTATGTCAACAGATTTATTAACAAGTTCATGTTTTTGTTTGGCTAATGGGTCATCAATTAAACTCAAATCTACTACTTGGGTATTAGGTTTCCACTTTAATTTAGTTTTAGTAGACACTGGTAATCCTACTTGTGTTATTTAAAAATTTATTATAAAGAAAATATGTTTTTTTGTCTAGTACTAACTTACTTCACTTCGCCCATTTCCAATATCTTTTGTGCGAATTACTCTTAAATCACGATTAGCTGGATCTGCATCATATTGTTCATAAACTTCTAGTGCTATATTTCTACAAACAGTTTGGAACCAACGGTCTACAATTTGTGCATCTGTATCATCGTTGCGTATTTTAAAGCCTGCTTTAATTAAATTAATTACGAACTTATCATTCCAATCTAATTCAAAACTACCATTGTTTATATCTGCTGGATCAAGTTCTACTTTAAGAATTGATATATATGGCTCACCATTTGCTGTAGCAAGTTCTTTCGGTGATAATTGAGGAGGTTCTTTTTTCTTTTTAGTTTTTGCTTTAGATTCTTTAGGAGGAGCCTCGCTCGGAGGCTCAGGTCGTGACCCTATATTGTTCAATCCTAAAAGTTTTTTAAATTTATCAAACATTTATATATGTATCGTAAAGTTGTATAATAACATACCGAATTTCATAAATCAAACAAAACGGTATAAATAAAAGTGTAGTTCGCGGAATGGGGATTCCCAACTACTCTAACGCTTTCAAGGAGCAATCAGCATGACTATTTATTATCTATACATAAAGACCCACAATATTACAGGGTTAAAGTATCTAGGACAAACATCTAAACAAGACCCATATCTTTATTGCGGATCAGGTAAACATTGGGTTACACATTTGAAAGAATACGGGTTCAATGTCAGAACAGAAATTTTAAGTGTGTGTATATCAAAACAAGAGTTATCTGCTACAGGACGATATTACTCTGAGTATTATAAAATATTGTCAGCGGTAGATAATTACGGTAATAGAATATGGGCTAATAAAATTCCAGAGACTGGCGGTGGCGGAACACCAACTTCTGAAACTAGAAAAAAGTTGAGTGTCTCTCAACTAGGCAGGGTGAAACCGACTAGAACACTTGAACATAAAGAAAACCTTAGTTTAGCATCAAAAGGTGTACCTAAGCCACGTTCAATAGAACATCAAGCCGCGTTATCTAATGCTATCAAAACAAATTGGCAATTAAACGATGAAAGTAGAGCCAAAACGGCAGCTGTTGGTAAGGCTAACTTAGGTAGAAAACAATCATTTCAAACATTAGAAAAGAGGCGCCAGGCAATGGTAAAATACTGGGACATTAAATTAAACCGAGGAGTTTAGCTTTATCATATAATGCGAATGATGCTAGATTTTTTCCTTTTGCCTCACAAAGGATATCAAAACTTTCATTGAAAGTCAATGCCCAACGGTTAACTTGATCGTTCCAATAATGGTCACTATGTGCTCTAAGTTTTTGTTTATTATGTCCTGATTCTAGGAGAATCTTATGATTGGGAAGTGTGTTAATGCAGTGGTTAACCAAGATATGCTCTCTGCTGACAGAATAATGGCAAGTAGGACGCAAACCACGCCAACTATCAATAACCCTTTTAACACGGTCATCTCCAAGTTGGATATACTCGCCTTCCCGTATCCAATGATGATGAATGTCAAGAACAATAGGAATAATATCACCAAGCTGAAGGCAATCACTGAGTCCATAACTTATTTCTTCGTTTTCAATTGTAATACTGTTGCGGGCTGAGTCAGACAATCTCTTGTAGGCTTGTCTAAAACCTTCGACACCTGCTCTACCCGAGATGTGGATGTTGATTTTAATGTCCTGAAATTTTTTTGTATACCCCATCCAGCGGGCCATAGCCACATGATATTCAAACTCCTCTATACTCTTATTTACTACTTCAGGACGATCACTAGCAAGCACAACAAATTGATCAGGATGAAAACTTACCCTTACATCATTTTGTCGTGCTGTTTCTCCCAGTGGGGCAAACCATTTTTCAAGCAGTGTTTGTACAGTGCTTGACTGCCAAAATGGTTTCCAATCATCCATCGTATAAAAACTAAGCATATCGCTAGTTAAACGAACCATGCGTAGAGCAGGGGGTAATGTAGCAACCTTTTTAATAAGGTTATGGGTGTTCACAATATTGCGTTTAGCTACATCCAATACTTTTTCTTCTGCTTTTTCACGTATTTGACGCTTTGCCCAAGCATGTGTAGTTCCACCTGTGTTAAGTCCTTCTACACTGGCAATCTCGCCCTTCTTGTTAATTTCTACCCATTTACAAGCAAAGCCAATACGTTTGATGTTTTGATTAGTATACATGATGCCCTATTTTGATAAATACATTATTATAATAGCAGAATAGTTATTTATTAGCAAATACTTTGGATTTATACTATGAAAATTAATGAAATCTTATTAGAATCAGACAAAATGTCTGTAAGCACATTGGGTGGTTTTCCCGTTACAATGCTTAATATTGAGCAACAGGGTGTAGATGAAGCACTCAAAGTTGACATCCCACAAAAACAGTATGACAAAAAAGATTTACAAGGATACTTAAACCGTATTAAAAGTGGTGAAAAAACAAAAGCTGATCGCTTTAAGCCTATTATACACGCCAGTAATATTAAAGCAATCACAAAGGACACAGAAAATACAGAATGGGATTTACAAGATTTAGCCAATCAAATTACTACATCTCCAAATAGTATTTTGGGAACAAATGCTAAAATGGCTAAAAGTAAAAAAGAGGGTGCTATTACTTATGACTTAACATTACCAGCATTAAGTGGTATTGTTGTAGATGAAGAAGCAAGCGCAGGTGGCGAACCAGTTTTCGTTGAAGTAGAAACATGTCCAGGTGCTGGCGAATGCCAATTATACTGCTATGCTAGAAAAGGTGGTTATGTAATGTTCCCAGGAAGCAGTATGAGTGCTGCTAGGGCATTAAACTTCTTATTAAATCATCCAGTAGAATATATGGAGATGTTTGACCGTGAAGTAAAACAAGCTAAAGCTAGAGTAGATAAAGCAGGTATTAAGTTATTAGTTCGCATACATGACGCAGGAGATTTCTTTAGCAAAGATTATTATGATTTAATGATGGATGTTGCTAGAATGAATCCTGATGTAAGATTTTATTTCTATAGTAAAATTGGCGAAATAGTTACGGATCCAAACAGCCCACCAAATGTTGTTAAGCAGTTTAGCCCAGGAGCAAAGAGTAAAGAAGTTAAAACAGTAAAATTTGCTAGAGAGAAGGGTCAGTTCGTTAAAGACGCTGTAACATTACCTAAAGAATTCTTTAAGGGTTTATTTAAGACAGACCAAAAAGGTAAGTATATTAAAGATGAAGATGGAAGAACGGTTATTGCTAGTGCCGAAGCATGGGATCAGTTTAAAGATAAGTTAGCAAGTACATATAAGATTGATAAAGACAGTATTATTACATATGACCAAATGGTAAAGATTCCTGAAGGTCCTAAGCCAAAATGGAATGTAGTTGTATTTCCAGCAGGTCATGGGGATTTAGGTGCGCCAAGATTAGATGTACAAAATCAGTTCTTAATGTTCCACTAATATGCGAGCGATTGAGTTCCTTAGGGAGAGCGAAGTTGATGAAA